GATGGCTGGAACGGACAGAACGGCAACGTTCAGCGTTCCGAAATCCAGTCTCAGATTGACAGCCTTCGCACTCAGATGAGCGACAACCACAACAGCGACTTGTTGATGGGAGCAATCCAGGGCAACAACCAAGACTTGAAGACTTTGGCGGCTAACTTGAACTGCGACTTCAACGCATTGCAGTCTTCTGTTTGCGGCATTCAGGCAGGCATCCAGCAGATAAGCGGACAAGTTGGTTATTCGGCTGAGCGAGTAATCAATGCCATCTCGCAGGGTAACTTGCAGATGACCATTGCACTGAAGGACTGCTGCTGCCAGACCCAGCAGAACATCATCAAGATGGGCTACGACAACCAGCTGGGGCAGAAAAACATCGAGAACTCAATGCAGCGAGGATTCGATTTCAATAACCGCAGCATAGAGCGAGGATTCTCGGCACTCGGTTTCCAGCTTCAGCAGGACAAGTGCGACATCATCCGCTCGAACCAAGACAACACCCAGCGAGTTATCGATGTACTTAACAATCACTGGCAGCAGGATTTGCAGCAGCGGTACAACGATGCACGCCTGGAGTTGAGCCAGCAGCGACAGAACGCTGAACTTATTGCAGCGTTGAAGACCACCACAACCACTGGTGCGTAGGCGGTCTGAACAAAATCTATCAAGGGGCAACTCGCTGTTCTATCAGTGAGACCCCTTTTTGTCTATTTATCGAATTATTTAAAAAGAGCGCATTATGGAATTTAAAAATATTCAAAGAAATCACCCGGTCTATCTGCTAGACAAGCAGACGGTGGAAGTTAAGGAAGGCAAGGTCGTATACAACCAGCCGCACATCAACACTGGCATCGCAACCATTTCCAGCAGCGGACAGCCAATGCGAGACGTAACAATCGAGGTGGAGGGAAAGCAGACCATCTACACCATACCCGAACACCTCGGAGTTACCTTTGCAGGCGAAATCGTACTGGCAACCGACAAGGCAGACCTTTTGCCCGAAGTTGGGAAATTGGTAAATGAAGCCGATGAGATAATCAAGGCATACGAGCCAAGCAAGGAGCGGAAAGCCAAAGGCGAGGAACTTCTTGCAGCTTTGAACCCGGCAATCAAGGAGAAGCAGGAAACCGAAAAGCGTTTCAAGGCACTTGAGGGCGATATAAGCGGCATTCGTGGCATGGTTAAACAGTTACTCGACAAACTAGGATAGGAGGGCGCACAATGAAGAAAATTATCGTTTTGCGCCATTCTTCTGATAGAGAGGAAGAGCGACACCAGCACCAAGAGAGCGACATCATCCACGGCTTGCCATACGAGAAGGCAGCAAAGGCACTCATGGGAGCCAGTGGGTACGTGGCATACGTTGCCAAGCACGGCTACCACTTCACGAAGCAGCTAGCAATCAAGGCAAGCGAGCAGATGAAGAACGTAGACGGAACGAGCCACCGTTGGACGGTAGACGAAATCCGGCTGGCAACAAACAACGAGATAATCTCCAAGGGCGCAACCATCGGGGATATTCTCTATTTGGCAAATATGGCTTATGCGGACTTCTACCCGAAGGTAATCAAGACCGAGAGCGACTGCGTACAGTATGCTATTGCCGTAGCCAGTGATCCTGACGGATACGAGGGTATGGCATTCTGCAGGTGGACGGCAGACATCATCGGGAAGGGCGTGACCATTGACTGGGAAAAATTGGAATAACCAAAAAAAATAAATTGATATGAGCGAAGTATTTCACGATTTTCAGGTGCACCACCTTTATTTGTGCGCCCTAGTAATTTTTATCTGTTTCGCTACAATTCTGATAGCGATGACAATTGACCTGATAGCAGGCATACAGAAGGCGAAGGAACTGCATGTTGCAAGAACTTCAACCGGATTGAAGAAGACGTGCGACAAGGCGAAGAAGTATTTCCCGACATTCGGTATTGCTTCGCTTATGGACGTGGCTACGTGTGTTATCTCTCCCTTCCCTATGTTCGCCATCGCCTGGACGGTGTATCTTCTTCTGTGCGAGTTCAAGAGCATCAGGGAGAAGGCATACGAGAAGGCAGAGATACGCAAGCAAGACCGCACGATGCAGGTTATCCTCGAGAATAAAGATGAAATTGCGAAGGCGGTTGTCGAGATAATGAAAGAAGAGCGGAAGAAAGGAGGAGACAATGAGGATAACTAGAGCGCAACTTCTAAAGGTAATGCCGAATGCAGGCAGCAGGGCAGACACCTATCTTCCAATCATAAACGGATGGGCAGAGCATTTCCACATCAACACCTCACTAAGGATGGCGCACTATCTCGCACAGATTGCCCACGAAAGCGGAGAGTTGAGGTACACAAAGGAACTGGCAAGCGGCAGAGCCTACGAGGGAAGGAAAGACCTCGGCAACACCCAGCAGGGCGATGGCGTGAAGTACAAGGGCAGAGGATTGATACAGATTACCGGGCGAGCCAACTACCGGAAGTATGCTAATTATTGCGGCTTCGATGTTGTGGGCAGTCCCGAACTCCTGGAGCGTTCTCCGGGAGCAACGAAATCCTCGATGTGGGTATTCGACACCTTCGGCTGCAATGAGTTGGCAGACCAAGACAACTTGAAGGCTATCCGCAAGAAGATAAACGGAGGTTACAATGGACTGGCAGCCTGCGAGAAGTATTTGAAGCGAGCCAAGGAAGCCTTGAAAATCGAGGTGCTTGCATAATAAATACATCAATCAAACATTTCAAAGTATGGAAAATTCAAGAAAAGGGCGAAATTTGCGTTCTGTGGCGTTATTTCTCGCCATGCTTATAATTACCACACTTTTGATTTTGGGCTGTTCCTGCGCAAAAACAGCCGCAAATAACACTGTTTATCGCGATAGCGCACACACCAGTTTAAGACGTGACAGTGTGAGCCATCGGCAGATCCACTGGCAGGACACACGGCAGCATGACAGCATATTCAAGCAGGACAGCGTGCTGGTATACATCAATGGAGACACCATTATAAAGGAGCGGTGGCATAATCTTACGACTACCAGATGGAGGACAACGACCAAGACGGACACCATCGTGGGCGACATCTACAAATTCGTGACCGACACCGTGAAGGTCAAGTATTACGTCAACCGATACAAGACCAAGGAGGTGGAGAAGCCAGCGAGCACATGGCACAAGATAAGGCTATTCATTGGCGATTGCGTGATTCTGTTTCTGTTCCTTCTTGCGGTTAACTGGATAAAGGAGCGCATCAAGAAGAGAGTTCAATAGGTTCAATCATAATATCAATTTTTAGAAGGGCAGGAAGCGCAGGAGAGCGTTTTTCTGCCCATTTTTTGTGCGTAGAACACTTTTCATTGAGAGAAAAGGGGTAGGGGTTATGAGAGTTAGATTATATTCATTCTAGCTAATGCGTGCAGGTTATTATTATATAGAGCGTGGAAAACTACCCTAGAACGACCGAAAACGACCGAAAATAGCCGTGCTTACGACATAAACAGCCAATAAAAGTTAAAATATTAATATCTTTCGGGAAAAGTTTTGGTGGAACCGAAAAATATTAATATCTTTGCATCGTGTTTAGGAGATAAGCACTTTAAAACATTCAGTAACTAAGCCCTAGGCAACACGGTTAAGCCAAAGAAAATGAAAAAGTCAAATTCAAACATTTTAGAGTTCACTACAAAGTTTATCAACTCAAACTTCCGCATCAAGGTATTCGGACGCACAGAGGATGGCAAGAAGATAAACACACTCGTAGGAGTAAGCGGAATTTTAAAGCTCATCGGAGCGGAACTCTTCAACAAGTTCATCAAGCGAGCATTGAAGGCTGGTATGGACGCTTGCCGCTGCGCACTCAGAAGAGGATTGGTTGTAACATTGTATGCTAAGTAATCAAGATGGGTGGAGTGACATACAAGTATTACATCACGGAACGAGAAATTTAAATTTGGTAAGATATGAAGGAATACGACAAGATACCAGCACAAGCAGTGGTCGAGGTAACGACCAGCTGGGGAAGAACCTGCCTGCGAGAGATTGGGCGAGACCTCAAGGAAGGCACGGTGCTCGATGGCTATTATTATCCGGTAAGCAAGGCTTTCGACTTTAATTGGAAGGGAGAGGGCGCAATGCTGTGGATCGGGGACAACGGAAGGCTTGTCAGTCTTGGAGAAGGGCAGAAGCATAAATACATGATGCTTGGTCGTCTATTATCCGATTGCAAGTACTTCCTTCGCAACCCATACGAGCGACACCTCTATTTCCCGAGCATCGCCCGGCATTGCAAGGAAATGCGCCAGCACTGGCTGGAGTTGAACATCAAGCCGGAGTGGTTATCTTATAAGCAGATTGGCAGGCTTGAGCACAAGATGAACCGAATGAAAACGAAGTTAGATAGACAATTTAAAAAAGACAGATATGGAGAATAGAAGAAACATCAAGAGAACGAAGAAGGGCGCAGGCGCAACGGTCAAGCTAGTTGGCATACAGATAGACAACGACCTTCTGCCTTTCCTCAACGCATTGCCCAACAAGTCACGATTTATCAATGATTTGTTGAGGAAGAAATTTTTTGGTAAATAATTTGGTGGTTTCAAAGGAAAAGCGTACCTTTGCATCACTGAATGTTTAAGTGGTCTCCACTTATTACCCCAGCGATTCGACTTTTTCAACGCTGGGGTATTTTTTTGCCCATTTCAAGCCGCAAATGTAAAATAACATTAAAATAACAATAAAATAAAAAGAAAATCGTTTGAAAATTTGGTAGAACCGAAAAATATTAATATCTTTGCAGTGTGTTTAAGAGATAAGCACTTTAAACATTCAGTAACTTTCAGCCCTAGGCAACACGGTTAAGCCAAATTAAAATGAAGATTAATACTTTCCCTCGCACTAAGACAGAGGCTATGGAGATTGCTAAAGAGTACATTTCAAATCCTGATGGTCTCGCTTATGATATGGATATGAGTGTTGAAGAAGCTAAGGAATTGGCAGAGATTGTATGTGAGCATCTCATCCTCACCGTTAAATGCGATGGTGACGCTCCATTGAAGCTTTATTATAAGGTTGAAGAGTAATTATAAATATATCAGTAACATCTAAGCCCTACGCATCACGGTTAAGCGATAAGAATATGACAACTAATATCAAATTCAACCGGGTTGTTGCAAAGGAAAATTTCAACAACAGCAGTATCGAAGAACTGAAGAACGCTATTGAGAGAGGCATCCTTAGCGAAACAGGTCTGATTGTCGCAAGTGACATGAAAAAGGCAAAAGAAATATTGAACCCCGATGGTAGTCTTGAGATACAGAAGACCGTTGCAGGAGAAGCTATTGCCTTCCTCGCTGATGAGACCGCAGTGTCTGTAAGACTTATCCAATACAACCCTCATGGTCTTTTAAAATTCGTCTACACGATAAAAGCAACGGAAATCTGATGTAAAACAACCCTTTAGCCTTGACATTACGGTCAAGTCAATAGATACGAAGCGTTTATAAATTATATAAAATGGGACTGACGAAAGCCAGTCCCTTTTTTGTTCCACAAGCAGCCCGACCACCTGCATTCTATCTATGTTTTTTGCTCTTTCTTTCGATTTACCCCGAAATTTGCGTTCTGAGCCGCTTACGTGGTAAGCATACAAAACTATCCCCGAAAACAATTTGAGCCGTTTCTGCGGCAAATTCGCAAGAAATAAGGCTATTTTTTGTCGTACAGCACGTAATCAATAACCCTTCGGTTTGCTTCATCTACTCTCGATAGGTCTGCATTGATGTAGGTATCAGTTACCCGGACACCAAACGAGTGCCCCAGCGCAAGCGACACCACGTCCTTTTGTATACCAATGTTAAAGGCGATGGATGCCCACGTATGGCGAGCGTAGTACGTAGTAAGCCCTGGGCGCACCTTTGCGAGTTTCTTGTTAATCATGACCGTTGCAACATCAACGTTTCTGAAATGCTCCGAGAAACGAAGCAGCTTCTTTTCCCCTTTGTACTTCTCGATGATGCGGAGAGCTTCTGGATGAAGCAGGATGGAGTAATGCCTACCAGTCTTCGCCCGGTCGTATTCCAGTCTGCCACGGACGATATTCTCATTTGTCAAGGCAAACAAGTCACTCACATTGATACCAATCAGCAGGAACATCAGCAGGAACATGTCGACCAGTTCATCACCACCAGCTTCGAAGATAGAGCGGATTTCCTCAACAGACAAATCTCGCTTTTTCGTTGTCTCAAGCCGGAGACTGTACCTGCGGAAAGGGTAGTTTTTCGTCTGTTCATTATCAATCGCAAAGTTGAAGACAGCAGCGACACAGAGCATCCTGCTGGCTCTGGTATTCCTCGACAAGCCTTCCTTTGCCATGAACGCATCGAAATCTTCAAGCCAAGAGCGGTTAATCTCATCGTATGTAAGCAGAGCCGCTTTTTCCTTCCCAAGGAAAGCTTCAATCTTTGCCCAAGTATATTTATATCTGTTTATCGTGTTCTCTTTCAGATTCCTGCCCTCGTAGGCAATGAAGCCATCTCGAAGCAGGGCGACTTTTTCCCTTGCAGGCTCAGCTTCAAGCATGATTAAGTCCCGGAGTTCCCTAGCCGTAATATCTCCCCGGTATGTTTCCCTGCATTGCGCCTTCATCATCATTCTATTATAAAAATTAAGGCGGTCAAGCAGGAAGTCGTTGATAGCATCACGATCCGGACGCTTGCGCACCTTGCAAGCCCTTTTATCCCATTCATCCTTCTTGCAGTATTGATTGAGGGATATGAAGGCAGTCCCACCATGGTGGTTGACAGCAAGCCGGATGGAAAACGTGCCATCCTGCCTTTTTACCCTTGTATCTAAATATAGTCTAAGTGTTGCCATAATTCCGTGCAGTATTTATTCAGTTTATTTTCAGCGTTAAGAGCCGCAATTGTGCAACATGGTGCATGATTGCGGCATTTTCAAGTTATCAGAGCATCAGAGAACCCCTTTAAACACTGAGAAACACAGTAAAGTTGTACTTAAAATCATAATCTTTTCCTTTCTTTTTTATGTTATTATCAATGTTATTTATAGCTTAGACGATAAAAGTAGAGAAA